CCACTATGGCTCTCAGCGTGATACCGTCAATTTCTTTGGGTGTAATACCATCGTAAAAATGCAACTGAGCCTTGATCTCGATCATGCTTTGGCTTACATCTGCTATGCCTGCGCACACCTTGGCTATTTGCGCTTGCCATTTTTCCAATGCTAGTGGTTCGCGGCTACCGCTACGTTTTTGTACTGTTATTTGCTTCATTATTATCCAATTTTTTGTTTTATTTGCTCTTGCGTCAGGCTGTGTCGGCTTCGTGATTGTGTAGGTTTGATATTTACAATAGAGTTGGCATCCCAATTCAATATATATTTCTTTTTGTCAACCAGGACTAAATTGTCGCTATCTACCTCTACCAAAACGGCATCCTGCAGATCTTGTCGATCTAGCATTGTTATAGTATACAGTATTCCCAGTCCGCGAGCAAGAGGACAATAGAGATCATCGCTCAATAATTGCCAGGGATCAGGCCAAACAGCTTGATCGTCCCAGTGCAAATGATATGCTCGCCAGGGAGTTTGAAACCACCAGGAATTAATCTGACACAATGCAGATTCAACATCGGCGGCGGCGGCTTGTTGGCGGAGTTGTGCCCAACTCTCAAGCCTTTCGGCAAAGGTTTTAGGCCACATTAACTAGGAATAGTAGGAGAACCGAGACTAGTAATAGAATAATTAATTGCACCATCTGACCCGGTGCTGGTTGCAGTATAACTTACCAGTACATTAGCGCCATCAGCCGCGGCAGTTAGTGTTACACCGGTTACACCATTTTCATAGTAGTCGTCTGTGTACACAAAGCCTGTGCCTGTTGTGCTCTGACCTTTGACTGCGGTCAATGTGCCTGTTCTACGAAAGTCGCTTCGATTGATTGTATAATCCATCTTAAAACCACTGTAGTATGTTCCTGCTACGTATACCAAATTGGCTCCGGCATTGTCATTGATAATGTCGTTGATACCAGCAACACGAGTATAGGTGCCCACATTCAACTGATTGGCCAAGGTTAAATCTACTACATTATCTTGATATAATGTGATGTTGTTGACATTCATGCCCAGGGCAATATTATTTTTGTCGTTTAGTGCTATGCGAGGATGCAAGGCTGTTGATTGTGCTGTGGTGCGTTCAAACATATCACCAACACTGACATTGTTGGAGGCATCTAGATCAATCACAGGTGTCACTGGAGCGGACTGACCATTGAAACTGTTTCCTACTTCGTAGAACGTGTTGTAGGCCGTGGCATTAAGACTGCAATTCACAATGGTGATGCCTTCGGCATAGATATTATCAAACGTATTTTGTACTATGCGCACACCAGTTGGGCCCACAGCAGGAGGTACCACATTGCCAAGGTACACACCTTGGAACAAGGTATCAAATCTTGAATTACTAATCGTTATTCCCTCAACTGCCGCATCTGTGTTCACACCCCAAGACATTTTAGTAAAAATACAATTGTTCCAGACAATATTGGTACAAACGTAGCTGCCTTGATTGGCAAAACTCACCCCAGCTGTGGCAAGAGTAGCAGTAGTAAGCGTTGCCGCAGTTCCGTTGCCTTCAAACGCCACACAGTCAAACACACAGTCTAATGCGCCTTGTACTAGCGCACCACTGGTGGGCACATTGGCCTTGAATTTGATGCTGGACATTTCCACATGACCCGGCGGCAATGCGCCACCGGTACCAATATTGGCACCAGTTTGTTGAAGACTGTCTGTGGTTCTAAACATGTAATCGGGCAATGTTTCAACTCCCCAATAAGTGGTATTACCAATAGCAATACCAATCGGCACCGCGGCGCTGCTTCTGTAGTATACACCACCATCTTGCACCAACACACCCGAAGCATAGGCGATTGTAGAGGTCCAAGGTTGAACATTGAAACTGATAATTGTGCTGTCCGATCCTTCACCGTAGAGTTTACAGTAAGGTGGAATCAGCAATGTGTCTGTGATGATATATGTGCCGGCAGGGAAGAAAATACTGCGTCGGATACTGGGATTGATGTCTTGACAAAAAATTTGATCTAATGCACGATTGATGTCAGCAGTGACATCTGTAATACCATCTCCAGTGGCACCAAAATCTGTAATTACGGCATAACTGTCCAGCCTGCTTTGTAGACTTTGACTGACCGGGGTGCCTGCTGTGGCGCCAGTTTGAACAGTGTAGCCGGCCGCTTCACCTTTATAGGTATACTCAGTGGCATAGTTCAAGATGTCAGAAAATTCAGTAAGAACTTCTGTGTTACCAATAATAGGAGCACCATCTGCCAAGGTACCGTTACCGATAAAAAGTTGACGGGTGTCAGTTGCCCAGCCCAGTTCAGCGCCAGCTAATGGTTGGGGTAGATCGTTAAATAGACCCTTGCGTTGTGTGATTCGTGATATTTGTACAATTGCCACAGTGATTGTCCTTTGGATATCACATATTTAGCATGTAGTACTGTTCAACCTTTTTCCACCACAAGTTGCGGTATTTTTCAAATTCTGCGCCTTCAAGCACAAACTCTTGGTATTGTGGTTTACCAACAATATTGTGTTGCTCATCTAGGTCAGGTTTGACGCACATTAAAATTACACCCTTGCGTATCCGTGTGCCGTGCAATTCGTTATGTGCTTCAGCGTAGGCACACAGTTGCACAAAGTAGTCGTCAATCCACTCGCGCTTTTTGGGCTTGTTGGTTTGCTTGTAGTCCAGTATGGCTTCTTCATTTAGGTGTATACCCGCACCGTCTGTGGTACCTGCGTACACGCTGGGAAAATACAACGGAACTTCAATACCCCAAAATTCATTGACGTTTTTGAGTCCGTCCTTGATCACAGTTTCTGCCATGATATGACTGGGCCAAGAGAAAGGATTAGATCCACGCGGCGGAACAGCACCTTCTTTAATGTACCGTTCTAGGTACGTGTGCATGCGGGTGCCGCGGTTGGCCGCTTCAGTTGTGATTTGTTGTGCTTTGGCTTCGCCTACTGCTCGACGCCAGTTGTGCAAGGCGGCCTTGCTGGCTTCGCTTTTGGTTTTGTCAAGGATTGTGGTTACTGACGGTAAGTTTTGTCCATCTGGGGTGGCGTAGTAACGTTTGCCCTCTATTGTAACTCTGGGAATGGGCTGGTAATCAAATTTTGGATTATACATAATTATAGTCAATTATAGACAATTATAGTCCAATTGTCAACTATATTCGAAAACTTTCCCCGCAACCACAACGATCACGTTCATTGGGGTTGCTAAACTCAAATCCTTCGTTTAGACCCTGGCGCACATAATCTACTGTCATGTTTTGAAGATACACATTGTCTTTTTGATTCACTAGCACAACAAACTCTGACTGTGCGTAGTTTATAACGTAGGGTTCCGGTGTGTATTCTCGAACATATTCCAACACATAAGCAAGCCCGGAGCAACCTGTGGTTTTGACCCCAAGGCGAATGCCAGCATAGCCTTTGGCTGTGACTAGTTTTTGGATTTTGTTTCGTGCAATATCAGTGAACGAGATCATGCTTTTTGCGATAGTCGTCTACCGCGGCTTTGATCGCGTCTTCGGCCAAGATTGAACAATGGATTTTAACTGGCGGGAGAGCGAGCTCTTCAGCAATCTCTGAATTCTTAATCGCTCCCGCGGCGTCGAGCGACATTCCTTTGACCATTTCGGTAATGAGCGAGCTTGAAGCAATTGCTGAGCCGCAGCCGTAAGTCTTAAATTTTGCGTCCGTAATAATGCCATTTTCTACTTTGATTTGAAGTTTCATTACATCACCGCATGCAGGCGCACCAACCATGCCGGTACCAATAGTGTCATCTATTTCAAATTTACCCACATTGCGTGGATTTTCGTAGTGGTCGATTACTTTGTCTGAGTATGCCATATCAGTAGTTACAAGTTCTAGATCTAGTCACTGTGCCGTCCCAGTTTCGTGTTTCAACCCAAGGGCTACACTGTTGGCGTTGATATTCAACCACTTGAGGGTGTACAACCACAGGACGTTCAACATACACTGTTTGTGGCTGTGTGTAAACCACTCGAGGAGGAGCATCAACCTGGTTGAGTCTTTGGAAAGCCCACAATGCGGCCATGCCTGCTAGTGCGCCTTGTTCACGGTCGCCCCAGGCCAATGCATTGGTACTGACCAACACACTCATCAAAACAAAAATTACAGCTTTTTTCATAATACGCCTCCTATAGTTGAGTATACTATATTTAACGTTTTGTGTCAACCTTTGGTTGACAGGTTTGATTAGACTCCGCGGTCTTTGTTCATTGCCGATTTGGCAGCACTGGCCACAATGTCCTGTGCTTTGTTCACTGGCATAGCAACATTTGGTTCGCCTGCACCTTTGAACACTAACACGCCTGTGTTTGGATCCATGGGTTCCAAAAGGTTACTCAGTGGTTCTTGACTCACAACATCGGCTAGATTTTGGGGAGTGATATTGATGTCCAAATCATTGGCCAGTTTGATGAATGCATCCTGGCTGATTTCTTTTTTGGCATTGGTGTCCTTGGCACGACCATCGAGAAACTGTACCAAGCCTGACAGTTGTGCTGGGTTAGGCGTGGGCGCCATTCCCATGCTACTGTCAACTTCAAATATTTTCATTATCTCTTGGCGCGGCCCAGCGCGGCGGCAGGAGGTTCAGCACCAGCGTCAGCGGCTGCGGCATCCAATGCAGCATCTGTACCCATGTCAGCACCAGCTTCAGCACCCATAGCGCCAGCGGCAGCCATGTCAGCACCTGAGGCGGCCATGTCGCTTGCACCTGCGGCAATGTCAGCACCCATAGCACCAGCGGCTGCGGCACCAGCAGGAGCCTGACCAGTTACCACACCCAATGCGGCGTCAAGTTGTTGCTTGGCACCTTGAATGTTTTGTAACAGGCCTGTTAATGCGGCTGTGGCGTCTGCATTGAATTGTGCGGCTTGATCAACACCAACTTGATTCTTGATTGAGTCAACCAAAGCTGGTAATTCTTTGAACTGTAGTTCACTTACATCTTCCAACATGGCTTGCATTTTGTCAACCATGTCTTGAGCGGCCAATACAACTTGAGCTTGTTGAATTTCGCTTTCGTTCAGGCGACGTGCCATTCTACGGAAGCGGCTTTCGGCCTGCATCATTGCAGCGCCAGCTACTAGCTTTTGTTCTTCAGGATTCAATGTTTGTCCAGCGGCAGACTTCTTGAGTGCGGCAGCTAGTTTAGGATCTTTAGGGGCGGCGCCTGCTGTGGGAGCAGGAGCAGGTGCAGTGCCAGGAGCAGGTGTAGAACCTGGTGTGGGGGGCATGACGTTTTCTTTCAAACGTGTGCTCAATGCCTGTTCCATCATTACCAATTGCAAATAACGTGGGTCTTGCTCACTGCTGTGACGTGCAGAAGTCTTGCGGTGCTCGCCTAGGATGCCACGTACTTTGCCCAACATTACTCGAGTTTGACCAGGTGTTAATTGGTCAAAACTAATGCGGTTACCAAAGTAACTTTCGAATACTTTGGCTATTTGCTTACTTGGCGTTGGAGCCGATAGTTCTTGCAGTTTCATTATTGAATCCCTTAATTTGCATATATTTAGCCTGATTTACACATTTCTCTAGTTCGGCTGTGACTGAGTTGTACTGGTCTATTTTGGGTTGCAGTTTCATGTTTATGATTTCATAAAATGATTCTGTTCGCCCACGCTCGCCAATGACTTGTCGGCAGTATATATCTGCCGCTAATACTTGTTTTTTACGATCCAACACCAGAATCTGATTGGATAGATTGTAATTGCGTTGATGGTCTGTTGTACACCAACTCATAGCTGTTTTTTTTGTGCTGAATGAATGAATAGTTTTGTCCCAAGTACTCACTTGATATCTAGTGCCCTGCGGCTGTATACAATACTTGCCAAAAACCACAAGAGAACCAGTACCATCATTTATTATAATGGAATCGATATTGCGTTTGAGCTCACGTTCGGCCCATTGTTCTAGTTTCTGGTCTCGGGTCATTTTAATACGTAGTGAGTAACCAAGTATCCTATGACGGCTGTCAAGAATCCAATGATTCCTACTCCCCATCCAATCAACTGTGTGTTACGACTGTCACTCATTTTATGTACTAATCTATGCACTTCTTGAATGGTGGCTTTTAATTCCACAGTGTCTGTTTTGACATCGTCAATGCGTTGTTCTAAAGCAGTATAGCGTTGGGCACACAATTCAACGTGTGCTTCAAGACTTTTCTTTTCAATGTCGGTGGTGTCAGCCATTTTGTTATTCCAATGCATTATTTACCGTAGAGAACCAAATATTTTGATTGTTGCCCGATGTGCTGATAGTAGGTGCCAGGCTGGGTTTTTCAGTTAAATTCAACATCATTGGAACCCCTTCACAATCTTGTTTGAGTCCGGCTAATGGGTCTGGATTGCCATGCATTTCAAACACACCTTCTGACTCAGATCTGAACTCAAACTCCCAAGCTGTGTCTTTTTTCTCGGGCACAGTGAGGTCAACGGGCTGGGTTCTAAGACTAATGATCTGCAACAAAGTTTCCCAATTTCGTTGCTGATTGCGCGAATGATTCCAGTCATGTTGATTGTGTATGGTTTGTCCGGCACGGTCCACAAAAGGAATTTCGCTTGATCTGTAGTGTCCGGTAACGCCGGTAAGACTGCAATCAAAAAGGGTACGGCATGTGATCTTCATTCTATGAGTATTTAATGCCAAAAAGAAACCCTGGAGTTTTTAATTCCAGGGTCAGCGTGATCAACTAAACTGATTACAGGTTAGTGAATGTGGCTGATGCAGCAACGTTGGCAGTTGGAATACCAATGTTCAAGCCGCCAGTGGCGTTGGCTGTTTGAGCGGCCGCAACCAATGTTGTTGTAGTGTAAGCACCACTTGGATAGATAGCCAAGTTGATTGTGCCAGCTGTAGCACCAGCTTGGTAAATTGCGATTGTACCAAGTTGTTGAACTGCTGTCAAAACGTTGTTCAAGTAACCGTTAACGTTACCGGCGTTTGTCAACGCGGCGTTAGCTGTCAAAGTGAAGAAGTCAAGTTTTGGACCTTGGATCTGAACTGGACCTTGAGCTGCTACGTTAGCTGTTCCTGCGATGGAACCGTTTGCCACGTCCAGTGCAAATACTGGTTGTGTAGTTCCGTTTACTTTTGTAAATACTGCCATGATAAATTTCCTTTAAGTTAGTGGCCTCTATGGACCTGCTTTTATTTAGCCAGTTTGGAAAAATCACGCCTGTTGCGGATTGTTTCTCTGTCTATTTTGAGCCGCAAATGCATTGGGATCAAATCTATTTACCGCCTTTGCATAGCCTACAGGGGTGGCCATGACCCAGCCCTCTTGCCCTGGGTGCTCTGTATCTGCCTGGCGTAGCAGGTGCATTTTGACGTCATGCAACAAGTTAAATGCGTTAAATGCGGCTGCCAGAGCAGGAGTATTTGACGTAGGGCTGTTCAAGTATTCCACAATGTTACGGAACTTTTGCGGAGTGACCTTTGTTTCCAACCACTTGCCAAACTCAGGTAGTAGCGTGGCGCCGTTGAGTGGTGCGCCCACTTTGGTGTTGATAAAGTCCACGCACAGTTTTGCCAGGTCCGTGATCTTGTGTGCCCGCAATTCTGTGGGGTTGAACAAGGTGTCAATTGCTTGACCCTGTGACTTGATCAACTGTTTGAGTTGTTTTTCAGCGTTGGTTTCAGTTTCAAGTTGACGAGGACTGGCTGGCTTTTCCAACATCAGTCCAGGAACTGGATTAAACGCTATTCCACTCAAGGGCTGACGTGCATCGCCTGCATCCGCATACATTGAGTGTATGGCAATGCCAATGTTTGAGTTACCAATGCGTTGTCCTAGAGTGCTCTTGACTGGGATTCGGTATTCCACAGTGTTGGGACGGAACACATAGTTGCCTGCTTCCACAGGCGGGGTTGACATGTACAATAAATCACCTTTGACATAGCCACGGAAGTTTGGGGGCAATGCGGCTTCTAGTACAGGAAACAATGTGGCATACAGTTGAATCAATTCAGTTCTGTCCCCGGATCTTTTGCTCTGTATGTCAGCCATCATTTGGGGACTGGTAGCAAGACCATCGTAGCCTTTGGCTTCAAAGCCCGAGCCATCTGTAAGCACAAACTCGCCTGTGGCAGGCTTGCGACCAAATATCACAGCAGGTTTGCCGTCCCACTTGGCTGTGACTGTTCGAGGTTGCTGAGTAGCATGACTGACAATTTCTAGTGCGTCTCGGATGCCTTGTGTGCCACGTCGGAACACAAGATCTTCCAGGTGTTCAATGCCTTTGGCTCGTCCGCCCACACCAGCTTGTTCAGCTTCCACAAGAGCAACATAACCACGGTTTACAATTCTATCACGTAGGCGTGCCAGGAAGTTAACATCACTTTCGGCCATGCCTGTTTCGGGTTCTTTTACACCTTCACGTGAGAGATATTCACGAAAGTCTGCCAGTTTGGCATCACGATCAGGGTCCATAGCCAAGGCTTTGTAAATGTTTTCCACGGTCATTAGCTGACTGCGTTTGTACTGTGGGGCCAGCAATATGCCAGCGGCTTGATCTGGGTCCATTGTGATTACTTTTTCAGTTTGACGACTGATAATGCCCTTGGCTGAGGCTTTGAGTCCCAGTGCTTTGGCAATGCTAGACATCAGCACATTGCGAAATACACCTTTGTAGGCTGATCCTGCACCACCACCTAACCAGAATGTGCCCCATTCCAAATTGGGCATGAACATAAAGTCTGTTTGCACATAACCACGCTTGGGGTCGCCTTGTATGGGTGTTTTAAAATGCACTGCTTCGCCTGACAGTCTGCACCATTCCCGGGGATCTTGTTTGTTTTTTATGGCCCAGGCATCAAGTTGGCCCTTGAGTTCGGCCTTGGTTATTTCGTTGGCATCCACTGCAAGATCTAGATCACCAGAATCAGGCTTCTTGCCTGTTGAGCCCAGCCACTTGACAGGAATACCATTCTCATCCTTGTCGTGTGACAAATCAAGACCTGTGACTGTTTCCAGCCAGGCCACTGTGCTGGGTATGTCTGCTTGTTTGATGCGTTGTGTTAGTGGCTGGCCTTGTGCATCTTTAAAAACATTGCCACCTTCGTTGAGATACATTATGCTCGTAATCCAAATATTTCTTTAAAAGACGCATCATTTGCGGCATCTTGTGCCAAAGCTAACATTGACGTGAGCTCTGCATCAGTTAATTTTGTTTGTTGTCCAAATTGTTTAATCAAGGGAGAAGCTATTGTTGCAGGTGTTCTCTTGTCAAGAATTGTTCTTGCATATTGCTCGCCGCCAGGGATTTTAATGGTTTGTCTAATCTTCACTATATCCCCGTCGTCTAACCTTAACAAATCAGCCAATTTCGTAGCGCCTGGGGACATTGTTATTACACTACCAGATTTGCTATCATAGGCTCTTGCGTTCTGCGCCGGCAAGATACCGTCGCCTACTAGTTTGAGCCAACTATTAGACATTGTTTTAGGATCAACACCCTGCACTGTGGCGTCAAAAATAGACTCTATATATTCATTGATTCTACTAATGATTTCTTGACTTCCAGCCTTAGCAACAGGGTCACCAATGTTGTTGGCCATATTACTATAATCAAAACTTGAGGTTCGGCCATCAATCATTTTATTAACCAATGCTCGTAGTTGATTTTTCAACGCATCAATGCTGGGTGAAGTAACTGCTTTAACACTGGTGGGAGGGTTGCCCATAGAATCTTTACTATTGGCCAGGAAGTTTTGCACAGTTTGTGCCCAAGCAGTCTGCATGGTAGTGGCCAGCGTTTTGGCCGCTGAACTGTTGACCATGCTTTTAAAGCCTTGCTCTCGACTTTGAGTATCTCCATATTTTGGTGTCACATCTGTACCAAACGCCTGGGTCATTAAACTTTTGCCCAGAGCAGATCCTATACCGCCTGCTACTGCTGTTGCACCGCCTATTGCACCGGCCACACTGGCTTCGTTAATTTTGCGTGGTCGTGTTAATTCATGAATCTGCATTGGTTCTCCTAACTGAACGCGAGAACTTGCCAGCATCTTTGGTACGTATTGCATTGAGCAATTTACGTGTGAGATTGTCAGCTTGTTCTGCGCCAAACTCTGCTTCGATCTGTTCTATCAAGCGTATGGCGCTGGCAATAATGCTGTCGGCCCGAGTTTCGATTATCAGGCGGCGATCACGCTCTACGTACAACGAGTCTAGTTCTTCTAGTAAACTTCGGGTCTTTTTCTGCATGCAATCTGGGCCTTTGGATTATTTAGTGTATATCAAGTTCAAATAAATATCTACTATACAGGAATACCTATGACAAGTCAAATCAACCCAAACAATGTAGACGGCACCTTTCCGGTGGCTGGACAACCCAACAACACACAGGGGTTCCGAGATAATTTTACCAATATCAAAACCAACTTTAGTTATGCTGGTACTGAAATTACAGACTTACAAAACAATGGTATTTTCAAAGCTGCTCTAGCAGGCACCACTCTAAACAACAACATGGCGGATAATTTGATATACGCCGTTAAATTACAAGATGTCAGTTATACTTTTTTGCAAAACGCAGCAACTTCTGGGTCCATATCAATTGACTACAGCGCCGGTCAATATCAGTATATTTCAACCACTGGTTCAATCAGTTTGAATTTCAATAACTTTCCTGTCAGTGGGAGTCAAGGCATCATACAGATTGCTGTAAATGTCACCAGTACTGCATACACATTAACCCTACCTGCCGCGGTGAGTTTAGGTACTACAGGCCTTCAAGGTTATGCATCAAATGTGATTACTTTTGCAGCCACAGGTACATATCAATTTGCATTTTCAACTGTGGATGGTGGTACCACTATTACTATCTATGATCTAAATCGACCACTGCTGGGTAGCACCGAATCTGCTGTTGGTTATTCCACAGGCACAGGCGGTGCTGTTACCCAGATCACTAGTAAAGCAACTGGTGTCACACTCAATAAGCGTTGCGGTCAAATTACCATGAACAACGCCAGTTTGAATGCAGCCGCAGAAGTCAGTTTTACATTGACCAATAGTGTGATTGCTGCCACAGATGTTGTAATGATTTGTATCGGGTCTGGAGCAACCGCTGGTGCATACAACGTTCAGTGCGATGCAGTTGCTACCGGCAGTTGTAGAATCTCAATAGGCAACATGAGTTCGGGCTCCTTAGGCGAAGCCATTGTGTTGAACTTTGTTGTTATCAAGGCAGTGAACGCTTAATTTGATTTGATTTGGCCCAGCAGTTGTTTTAGTTTTGCACTTTGTACATCTGCTGTGACTTTGGGTGCAATTTCCTAACTATATCTTGCCAGATTGATTCCCTGTTAGGATCATAAGGCACCCAATTAATTTTGTTTATCAGGACTTCTAACATTACAAGTCTTGATTGATCAACTTGTGCTGTTAACTTTGGTAGAATCTTTTCAACTATCCAATAAAAATGCACTACTGGACTAGGCTGTATTTGACTCTGTCTGGTTGTAATAAATCTTGTTTGTCTACTGTAAAATTCTTGATCTTGAGTTGAGGTGTATACAGTGCCGCAGTCAATTTGATTTAATGTGTGTGTTACCAAAGTCTTAAAGATTTCCAAGCGACGATGGCCTTGCGAACTTTGTACATAATGCTCATGATACAATTTTACGCTGTCACTAGTACTACTTAACCACCACTCTCTTTTTTGAGTATCGCGTACTCGATTAAAGTGATAGACACTGTCATTTGAAATTGTAGAATCCCACGACTGATCTTGTAATAACTTATCAAATCGATTGGCCTGCGGCCATTGCACAATTGCTTGTTGGTGGTGCATATTCGGTAAAAGATCAATCAAACCAGACACTAAAAATTCTGCACCTGCGCCAATTCCTGCTGTATTAACTATTTGATACTCTGGCAACAATGCCTGTAAAATTTGCGGCCATTCAGGCCATATATGCCCAGTGGCATAGCCATCCCCAAATGTAAAAATTTTATTCATATCTGTAGTATCGCTGCAGATTGATTTCTACTTCGGCTTGATAGAATGCATGAGTTGCTTGAGCGTTCCAGATATCTGTGTACAAAAAACTATTGATCGATTGCCAACGCTCTATATGATGTTGAATTGAATAATCTTTTACAATGTGTTTGAATTCTTGTGTGTTCTCAACAATGTCTGCAAATTCTATGTTGACAACATTGTCAGCCATAACGGGGTCAAACGCGATGTGATAATTTTTTGCAGTCTCTCTTGTTTTATCAATTTGAGACATTCCACTCAGATGTGTCCACTGTGGAGCAAAGTAGTGATGATATGCTCTTGTCCATCGATATAATCGACTTTTCCAGGTGCTGGTAGTAACTGATATTATGTGGTCAAATTGATCTAGGGGCAAGACGCCGGGCCAACAATGTGTACCTATCCATAAATTATCATCAGACGATTTTAGCAATATAGACTGTATTAATTTTTTTTGATCAAAATTTATTTGTACAGTATCAACATCTCCAATTTTTCCAAACGAGTGATGTATACTGTTTATACCTCCATTAGTACCTACAGGACTAAATGTATTATTTAAAATGTCGCACAGTAACCCACCACAAGTATAATGGGGGAAACAAACCAACTTCATGACTGTTTAATCTGCCCTAGCAGTTGTTTTAGTTTTGCACTTTGAACATCTGCTGTGACTTTGCCTGTGTCCTGTGGTGGTTTTTCCCAGGCAGGAGTTCCTGTGGCTCGTTCCCATGGTGGAGATGATTCACTTTCGACTCCGGTATCAGCAGCCTTGACCTGGCTCTTGGCCTTGATTGAGTCCATAATACTGCTTTGGGGTCTGTTGTATCCAGTTCCCTCGTCTCCGCCTTCATCAGTAATGCGCATGGTTTCAATGTTATACTCCAAATCAATCTTTTGACCAACGCCGGTCGAGCTTCGACTCTTCATACATTGTATTTGATACTTGCCACGCTCTTTCATGGCGCGACTTGTAAATATACCAAACACGTTATCTGCGGTGTTGATCTTGGAAATACCACCCGAAATATGCGAGTGATCAAATTCAATTTCCTCTACCGCACTTCTATTCAACTGGCTTGCAGTAACCATTAGCACTGCCAGTTCTTTGGCCAAGTTGCGTAGTTCTTCTGACACATACTTGTCTTTCACAAACAAGTCATTAGGTGACACTTTGGCACTAACAGGCATCAGCAAGTCCAAGTAGTCAATCATCACAAAGTCAACTTTCTTGCCTGTTTGAATTTGATACTCTTTCAAATACGCACGAATGTCATTGATGTTGCTCTGTGCCGGCAGGCCTTTGACCTGATAGTTGCCAGACTTTTTGGCCACAAGTTTGACCTTGAGTTCAGTTGTGTCCATGTCGCGACGGATGTCTTTGGTGCTCATGTTGGTTAGCATGGCATCTGTACGCAAACTTGTGAGTTCTTCTGAAAGTTCTAGTGTGATATACACTCCACTAAGGCCTTGTTGCAACCAGTTTAGTGCAATGTTCATCATCACAAGTGACTTACCAGAACCTGATCCGCCGGCAAAAATGTTTAGTTCACCACGACTGAATCCACCATACAACAATCTATCCAGTTGTGGCCATCCTGTGCTTACTTGCCCGCCCGAGTTAAAGTATTTCTCA